TATAATTATCCTCAATCTGTTTTTCTAATTCTTGGGTAGGTGAGTAGCCCTCATGGTATTTTCCGGTGCGTGCCCAAGTATAAAAGAAACTAATTTCTTTATAGATTCCCCACCCTCCATATAAAATTAAGAACGCCGCAATAATCTTAATCATTTACTTTAATCCCTTTCTTATTTAGAATTTCTTTGATTTTTGCTTTCTTTTCTGCATAATTGTATTGTAACATACTTTCTAGATTAAAGCTAGGGCTGTCTGCTACCACATTAGCCATATTATCTGCGTAACCTAATTGGTTAACTATGGATTTTATATTCTCTGATAGCATATATGCTTGATCGAAAGAGGGAATATATCTTTCCTTAGCAAAGACCAGATAACCTCTAGCACTTAATCGTAGCCGGCTAGGATAATCGCTAATAGTTAACTCTAACTTATCCATAGTTTTTCTAATATCTAAGATACTAGGATTCTTATTATAGTATTGGATAGCTAGATCACACTTTAATAGGTTATATCTATCTTTGGAAAAGATAATACTAGGATATTTACTATAGATATCTATTTTATTATTACTTAAATTTTTTAATAAATACACTCTAATTGTTTTATACATTGCTAATCACCTACGAGTTCGCATAAGTCTGCCAAAAGTTTAGTTAGCAAATTAATCTCTTTGATTGCTAAATCTTTATTTTCCTGAGTCGGTGCATTAGCTTGAATACTTGATAGCTTACCAATATCTTGACCTAAGTCCCAAATATTTGTAGTTGTATTAGATACTAACTCATGAATACTCATATTACCCCAGTATTTAATAATAGTTTTACCAGTATCCCAACGCCCTAGTTTTTTATTTAAATCAAATAGTTCATCAATAATATTACTCATTTTATATTCCCCCTTAATTAAACCGGTCATAAGATTCACTACGATCTACATAAGCCGTTACAATTACATGACTTACTACTGAGATAACTAAATATAAATTAACTGGAACCCGAGTTCCTCCACGAGTAAGACTAAAGGTCTCTGTACTTTTTAAAAGAAAACGAGTATCAACTCCTCGGCGACTATCCACCTTAGTAATTTCAATGATAGAGTACAAGTTATTAGCTAGCATGTTCTGCATAAACTTAGATGAGAAACTAACTTCTAATAGATCAAGTTTTTCTTTTAAATGAGTTGAGAAATGTAGTGTATTTGTTGTTAAATCCAATGCCTGACCGATAATTGAAATTTGTTTTACTACTGGTAATTCATTAAATAATTGGCTTTCCATGATATTATCTCCTTTAATATCTTATCTATATTCTTATTCTATAATACTATTATATGATTGTCAACCTTTATTCCATATTTTGTAGAAGAATATCAATTTCTTCTTTTAAATCTAATAATTCCTGCTTATTAGCATCTTTACGAACAAAACTGAAAGCGTTACTTTTACGTTGAGTGTGCTTAACTCTTTCTGGATGTTGCTTACGATATGCATAGGCGATCTGCTTTTTTCTTTCCTTTTCTGCTTGTGTTAACATTTTAAAACTTCCTTTCCTTATCTATGATTCTATTATAGCATTGATTGAGCAACTTATCAATTTTTATTCAAATAAATATGAAATATCTTCTAAGTTAATCAAATTATTATTTACAGCATAGACCGTAGCTTTTTTAATTTTGTTTTCACTATCTAGCATTAGTTCAGGAAAATCATCTTCAGTAATAGGTGTGTTACTCCCGTAAGTATAATCAGAATCCCTCTTAAATTCTTGATAAGCTTCTTTAAAGTTTTTTGAATCTACTAATGCATTCCACATATCATAATGAAGCATATTTAGAGTAGCCGCCTTTGAAATATAGTCCATTTTGTTTAAGCTATCAGTCACTTGTTTCATTGTAATCATTTTTAAAACTTCCTTTCCTTATCTATGGTTACATCTTAACATCATATAATAGTATTGTCAACATATTTAGCTAATTAATTCTGATAAATATTGAATAGTTTCCCCATCGCGAGTGACTACCGTTTTATTAATGCTCGGGAATCGTTTTACTTTAAAAACAGATTTAACCCCAGCGGATTCAGATACTCTATTTAATAGAGTAAATACAGCATTCTCAGCAAAAACCGTTTTAACATTTAATTGATGAATAATAAAGGCTCCATTTACTTCTTCTAAATGAATTAATAAATCATCATCAAAATAAAGCTTATAAGTATGCCCAGCTTCTGTTAAGACTTTTTCTAATTCGTATAACTTATGATCCTGCTTCATAGAAGTAACATCAATAGTATCTTTACCAATAGTTTCCTTAAATACATTATTAACCTTTTCAATTTCTTTATTCATTTTTATTTCCCCTTTCAATATCTACATAATACTATTATAGAGTTTAAAAGTCAACAAAAAAAGAGGGAATAAATCCCTCTAAAACGAAATATCTAATACTTTTAAGCCGATACTATTAAGAATTTTTTCCTTTTTATTAGGAGAATCCCGATAGTTTGTGCTATTCATAATAGCATTTAAAATCTGCTTGATCCCCGTATAGGAAGTGTCTTTATAGGGAATTCTTAACTCCTTTATCGCTTGGTATAGGGGAGTTACTTGATAGATATAGACAACATAGTTAACTGACTTAGAAACCTTACCATTAATCCACGGATATTGTAAATAATACTTATCCTTGTCTAAAGAGGACTTAATAATCCCCTGAGGTATCTTATTAGTGCTTTTAGGTGTAATCATATATCCTAGCCTCCAAGGGTACTTGAAAAGTCTCTGATGAGCTTATTCGGGGTCATGTCATCTAGTAATAGCATTTGCCGAATGGCATAAGGAATTTCCCCTTTATTAGCTGGATTAATTTCTTGATTTAATAGTGCTCGATCCTCTGCATGAGTCATCTTAGAAAAGGACCAAATAGCCCATTGGGGAAAGGTAGTCCCCTTATCTAATTCATCCTTAATTACCTTATAGATATTTTCCATATCCTTAGCAATTGCATTAAGTGTTTCATAATATCCCATTAGTTATCCCATCCTTTGTTTAACAACATTTTCTTAACTCTCGGTGCATAATGCTTAGACAACTTTTTTAGTAGTTCCTTATCCAAATAGTCTTTCCAAGAAAAGGCATCTTCTATAATGTCAAGTTGGTCATCTACATATTCATCGTCATACCAATCGTCATCACAACCCCACCAATCTGGGTCTTCTAAAAATTCATTATCCTCATATTCATATTCATCATCGTAGTCGTAGTCCTCTTCATCTGGTTTTTCTGGAGCATATGACCTATCCCGCAAAACAGAATCCTGATACTTATCAATAGGACAGCTATTGTTCCACGCCGTCTTGAATAAGTCATTAATATCAATCTTACCGTTTTCTACTAAAGACACTGCATTGTCATCGTCTGCATATAATGAATAGTATAGATATATTTTATCCTGCTTGCTAAGATTTCTAGTATATTCATCAGGTAGCATTTTAATTACTATATAAAGATATTCCTTTGGCAAATACTTAAGATACTTAAAATCAATATCTTTTTCCTTTGCCATAGATTTAAAAGACTTATTTGATAGATTAAATGATCCATCTCTTCCAAAAGTTACCTGATAACCTTCTTTACCCATAATTTCTTTATAGTCTACTAGCCATTTCCATATAATAAAGTTACTATCTGAGATAGAAAAATCTATGCCATACTTGTCAATACTAGATTCATTATAGAAAGTGTAATCTCTGATTAATTCTTTGAAAGATTCCTTATTGCTTTCATTACAAAACCGGGTAAAGGCATCCCCAATAATATCATACTCAGCATTTTTACGAGCTGTATGATGATTGTCTAAGGAAATATAGCTAAAATAATACTTTTCTAAGAAGTCCAGATCAAAAGGATTTTCTACTTCTTTTATTAATTTAACTTTTTGATTATTAAATCGTGTATCGACCATACTCCCCAAATTAATATTATTAATGGATTCTCTAGATAAATCTGTATCAACTAATAAAATACAAGCATTTTCAGTAGTAAGCTTATAATCTTCTCTTTCAAAATCAAAGAAGCAGAAAGAAGCTACTGGATAAATAGAAAAACGTTTAACATTTACCCATCTATTCTTAATAAGTTTTCGGGACTTTGCGGGTAAGCTTTCTGCCGACATATTTTGCTGAAAGGAATAATAGTTATATCCAGAATCAGTTTTCTCTTTAACTCCAAAAATGGCTAATTTCATAATAAAATCTCCTTTTTATGTATTATAACATACTTTAGAACAAAATAAAAGCCTTTAACTTATCTGTCTTAGAATCAAGACAAACTTGTTAAAGGCAATCTGCCTAGCTTTGATGGTTAGTCTGACTAGACAGGATACTTTAGGGAGTATCCTAATTCTGGCCCTAACCAGATTCGAGTTAGAAGTAGTAACCAGCTATTTCCTTCTCTCTATTTTTAATATAGTATTACTTAATGATTAGTTTCTGACCAGGATAAATATAACTAGAAGCACTAATACCGTTAAGAGAAGTTAACTTAGAAATAGTTGTACTATGAGAATTAGCAATTCCCCATAGAGAATCTCCATACTTTACTGTATATGTCTTATGTGAGGATTTTACTGCTTTATTGGTAGTAGCTACATTTGCCCGATATGCCGTCGCATAATACCCATTACTCATAAGAACACTGTAATGAGATGAATCTCGGGCAACGATACCTTTAGCAGAAAATACTGTTCCTTTATGATGTCCCTTATTTTTAACCGGCTTAGTTAAATTCTTATCCTTATATCCTTTAATTCCTGTCAAAGCAACCATTCGGCTACTAGAACTTAGATGAATAACATAAGGAGATGTCTGGCGAACGTTAGCTTGATTACCTGTTACATAATTCCCATTATCTAATAAGAATCTTGTAGCGCCACCCTTAGAAGTAGCTATTCCCTTTACATGGAATATTTTGTTTTTAGCATAAGACTTCCCAGCCTTCTTGTTAAATTCAATATCCTTGTATTGGTTGATCTTAGTAATCGCTTGAATAGTATTTCCTTTTGGCATACTCTTAATATATTTATTAGGATAATGAACATCCTGAGCTAAAGCCCAACCAATAATTTTACCATCTTTTTTAAGAAGTACTGCTTGTTTAGAGCTACTACTCTTAACAGATTGCGTATTACTGATTGTATACTTATGGCCCTTAGCAGAAGAAGCAATCTTTACTGCTGGATTAAAGAATTTATAAGCGTTCTTATTAAGAACAACTGTTTCACCCTTTTTATATCCTCCAGCAATATAGGTTGTTTTATCTTTATTTGCCTTAGTTTTACCAATCCAGAATGATAATGGCTTCTGACTAGTGATGACCTTATTAGAATCTAAAGACAACCCCAATGAATGAGAATAATCTTTATCACTAAATTGCCATAAAGCATAGTTTTTTGGTGTTGGTAAATAGGTCTGATAAGAAGCTAACCAGAATGCATCATAGTTCTTCCTCGTACCAATATATTGGTTATAAAAATATCGGTATGAATATAATATTACAGGTCTACTAGTTAATGATTGCATCTCGGAACCCCAAGCAGTAGTCGCTGTAGAATATGAACTTGTTGTATGCTGTTCGGCATCATTAACATAAAATAATGCTTTTGGTGCCCGTGCATGTAAATATCTAGCTTCACTTCTAGCATCGCTAGCACTTGTATACATACTAAAGCTATAAACACCATACGGAATATGATATTTATTAACTAATCGTAAGTTATGATTAAAAGTCTTATCCTTATACGCTGATCCATATTGTACCCGCATGATAAGGAAACTAACTTCTTTAGATAGAGACTTAACCTGCGCATCAGTCCAAGATCCCTGCCATTCAGAAGTGTCATAAACTTTTCCAATAGTGCTTGCTTGTGCTTTACTCTGGCTTCCGAAACCAATCATAAGCAGACTAGCTACTAAGATAGAAATACCTAATAGTAGCTGTTTTAATCTACTTAAAATAGTAAATCCCCCTTTCTATATTTAATATAGGGAAGGGGGAGTTTTATTAAACAAAATTGACCATATTATTGGACTTTTCTAAATCTTCTAAGTTAATAAAGTATCCTTTATTATTCTTTTTGAGCAGATTGTCCAGAGTATTGCTTGCAATATGCAGATCTTCAATAACAGCACTTTTTGATGGGTACTCCTTAATTTCATTACCTGATTTATAAGTAGTAACTGGGATTCCTTCAAACTTAGAACGAGTATTTACCGATTCAACATTAATTACTCGATATCCTCCAATCGTCTTAATGTGACTTCTAACCCGGCTATATGGGACATTTAAATCCCGAACAGCAGAAGAAACAGAGGGGTAAATTTTAACATCGGACCCTTTAATAACCTTTACAGGAGCATTCTTAGTATACTCTTTATCAAAGTAATTATTATTTTCTACATTAGAGTATTCTTTTTTTACCTCAGTAGAAGATAAAATGTCTGGATTAGTAGAAGGTAAAGGGGATGGATTATTAGAAGATAAAGAGTCTATCTTATTAGTCATCAAATCTACTTTATCCTTTAATGAGCCTAATTCTTCTAATAGCTTATTTAACTTTTCTTCGTTATTATTAAATAGTCCCATTACTTAACCTTCTTTTCATACTTATTTAAAGCACTTAATACTCCAATAAGAACAGAGGCATCTGCCTTACTAAGATTATCAAAATTAGCTTCTTGGCTATCTAGATACTTACTAACTAATTCCTCTGGGGTAATATTAAGAATCGGATATTGGTTGCCCATTAATGTCCGTAAATAGTCTTGTTGCTTTTCTGAAATAGTTTCCATAAAAATTCCTCCTTTATTTAATTATTATAATACTACTTAGTGGCTAGAATGTCAAACGATTTTGTGTTATAATTATGAAAAAGAAAGGGTGCTTGTATGTTAGAAAAATATGTTTCAAATAAGCTATATAATAAATACAATCCAAAATTAATTAAGAAGATTTTCGATCGGGGAAAGTTAGAACCTTCTGTTGCTGTAAACGATGAAACTGCTTTAGGCATTGCAAGTAGATTAATCATTAGAGAAATTCTTCTAGGAGATATTACTAAAGATACTCTATATCTTTATATGGGGATACCAAAGAATAGCTCATTATATATGTTTGCTAGTAATGTTTTGCGTAAAGAAAATTCATATCCACTTAGTGATGAGGTTTTATTAACAAAGAGACAAGCTTCTCTCAATACACAAAGCGGATTATTTCTCTACTATTTCCCAGAGGGCGCTGAAAAAACTATGAGTTCCTTCCAAGAGCAATCAGCGAATAACGCTAAGAAAGAAACGGTATATTCGGACGTTGATGAATTAGGAATTACTCAGGGTCAGAAAGATGTTATTAAAAGCATTTATAATGCAGGAGGTAGCTTAGAAGAAGCGCTAAAAGAAACTCACCAGAAAGAAAAGCTGTTAGCGGAAAAAAGTGATAAAGAAGAGAATAATCAAAAAAAGGACCCCGAATAGGGACCCTTTTTATTTTATCTTATTATTATGGTTCTACTGTAGTTTCTTCAACAGTCGTTGGTTCTACTGTGGTTTCTTCAACAGTTGTTGGTTCTACCGTAGTAGGTTCTACCGTGGTTTCTTCAACTGTGGTTGGTGCTACCGTGGTTTCTTCAACTGTAGTTGGTACTACTGTAGTTTCTTCAACTGTAGTTGGTACTACTGTGGTTGGTACTACTGTGGTTGGTGCTACCGTGGTTTCTTCAACTGTAGTTGGTTCTACCGTGGTTTCTTCAGCGGTTGCTGGTACTACTGTGGTTGGTACTACTGTGGTTGGTAATACTGTAGTTTCTTCAACAGTGGTTGGTGCTACTGTAGTTAAATCTGGTAGAGTAGTCCAACCATTTTCTTTAGCGGCTTCATAATAATCTTGCTTAGTAATTTCATAAAATTCTTCTCTATTAATACCAAGACGAGATGGAGCATTTACCTTTACGAACACCCATCTTAAATCAACATTTTTAAAAATAGTATAAGCATAGTCTACTGGGATAAATAATGGAGTATGTTTTTCCATGTTATTGAAGTCCTCCAATCATAACATTAGTTAAACTATTAATCGTTGTACTTAATGAGTCAATCTGATTCATAGCATCTTCATAATCTACTGTCTTAGGAAGATTACTTGGGGTAATAATCGCTTGGCTATCTGTATCATATCTAAATTTATCGCTAAACTTTACAAAATTTTTAATATCTTTATTTAATACAAATGATTTTGTATAGCCATCTTCTGGTTCTTTCTTAAAATCAGTAATATACCCATTTTCGTCAAACTTAATATATACGAACAATATTATCAATCCTTTCTATTCTTTAATATAAGCTAGTATATGATATTCTCATTTCGTTGTGGACGTAGAATATCTTTAATTTCCTGCATAACCTCGTGTAAATTATTTAATCCTGTCCAAGTATTAATGTTTTTATAATCTTTTAGATCTCCATAATCCCAATAAATACTTTTTCCAAAGAAAGCTAATATATTGTCATTAGTTTTAAATAGTTCTTCTTGTAAATCTGAGTTATCTTTAAACTTATATAAATTAGAGATAATCATCACTCTAAACTTTCCTTTATCCCAAGAATCTCCTCCCAAGGGTTTTAGTGAAGACCCTACCTTACTCATATTTTCTAAGTTTAGAATATCTTCTAACAGATCATCTCTATTAAAGAATATAGCTTTACTATAAGCAAAAGCCTGATTAGCACTACTAAAAGAAATATACCCGTCTTTAGCTTGACTATCTGGTATTTTAAAACTACATGGGTAATTCAATGATAGTGGGGAATTATAATCTATTAATTGAATATTAATATTAGGGTTGTTCCTTAATACTCGGGTTGCTTTTGATTTATCCATTTCTACATTCCCTTTATATACTCTTTAGCTCCTGTGAAACTATCATAATAATCGCTTGATATCTTCTTAATTGCTTTGAAATCAATTTCATTAATTAACTTGTTTAAACCATGCTTATATTCTGGACCTTTTAATATTTCTTTGGATAACTGCTTTAACGCGAATAGTAAGTAAATAGAGTCTTTATTTATTCCTTCATCAACTAGATCCTTTATCTCACTAAGGCTATTGGATAAACCGTTATTTTTATTATCCTTTACTTGTCTATCTAGTAAATTATCAATAGTTTCTAAATAGCCTTCTGTTTTAGCATCTTGGGATTTATCCAGTAGGTCTGATAAAAATACGTCAATACTATCCTCTTCCATTTGATATTCCTTATGAGTAGCTTTTTCAATTAAAGTAACATATTTATCTGAGCTTTCTTTTATCTCAATAGAATCGTATAGATCTTCATAACAACCTAATGCTATTTGCAAGGGGGTTACATAATCTAAGTCTAAGTCAAATTTTCCTAGAGTATCTTCCTTTCCATTTTTTAATACGTCTTTAACAATACAACTAACCTTTTCATCTTTTGCTATTTTAAAGTAAATACTAGCTCCCATAGCTTAGCCTTCTTTGAATAGTTTATCTTCCCTACTTAATTTATAGTAAACAGTATTATCTGTATCTGTATAAGTAGCTAGAACAATTGCAGAATCTTCTTCATTTGTTTCTGGGCTTATATACGTGACGGTATTCCCAATATAATATTTTGTTCCAGCTAAATCAGGGGTATATCTGTAGCAATTAACTTGATTAAAAACATTAATCGGAATATTATAAGCTTGCCAATAAGTAAAACGGCTATTATCTGGGTCAATACTATAGGCAATCTCGGTAAGATTTGTTACTGGATTAATTCTAAAATATACATCATCATTTTTTGCCCAATCATATCCTTTAGCTAAAATTACACCACCATTGGTTAGAATTGATATTCCTTGTGATAATCCAACAATACCAGTATCTGACTTAGTTAATGAATCAATTGATACGTCACTACTTACTAGCAAAATATATCCCCCTATTCGTCAATACCTGCTTCTCGTAATTCCTTGCTTATCTTTCTTTGTGCATCAGACATATTCAATGAATCATAGAATTCCTTTTCCGCTTTTTCTAAGTCCTTAGCAACCTCTTCATGCTTTTCTACTGGAATATATTTGGCAATTACTTGGGACATAGCCTGAGTTTTTGCTTCTTCTCTTAGTTTAATTTCCTTTAATCCCTGAATAGTAAGACCTTTATCCCGATTATCTGTAATTTTAGCATATAATTCAATAGCCTTCAAGTAATCTTTGGGACTTGGATAATTGCCACTAACTTGCATACCTTCATAGCCTTTTTGAATAAAATCATCTAAAGCTTGAACATGAGATATTAACGGCTGAACTTCTCCAAAAGATGATACTTCCTTACTATCGATTGATGATGCTTGCCGTTTGTCTGCAATTTCCTCAATAGAAACCCCAGTCTCCTTAGCTTCTTCTACTTTCTTCTTATATCTGGTTAGAGTGGACTTAGATACATCTACTCCATACTGTTTGCATAGTCCTATGATCCACTCGTAAGATTCTTCCTTTTTAAAAGCCTCATCTACTTTTATTTTTAATTGCTTATTATTTATAATCTCTGACACAGCACTATGTTTCGTTTCAGAACTCATTTTTTGTCCCCCTAATATAAATACCCTATTATATAGGCTTTATTAACTGTAATATAGGATATTATGAAACGAATAATAGCGTTAAAATATAGAAACCACCACTAGTTTCTCATATATTATTCTGTTTCACTTATTTATTTCTGAAAAGATAGCTTAATTATACTTTTACCTGATTTTATATTGAAAGTATATGAATTTAATCCTTCTTTTATAATCAAAGAATTATCAATAAACTTCCAAGGAATATTAACAATCCCCGTATCTGTTCTAAAAGAAAGCTTTTCTTTATCTGAAATACTAGATAGATCACTACTAATAGGGAATAAAGAAGATTCTGCATTCTTACTATCAAGAGTAACTGCTACTAGACCTAATCCCATAATATTTCGATGATTAATAAAGTCTAATAACTTTTTAGTGTCTGGCTTACTAATTTTCTTGTTAAGTAAATCGGTAAAAACAGATAATCCATTGCTGGTATCTTCCCTTAATAAAATATATAAGTTACCAGAAAAGGCATCCGACTCTAAATGAATAGTAATCTCTTTATACTTGATACCACATATACTAATATCCTTACTATAATGATTAACAATAGTTTTATCTAAGTTTATTGTAAAAGATATATAATTTATTTTAGATGATTCTGGGTGCAAAAGTAAGTCCTTGATATTATTCATATTTACTCCAAAATCAGAAATAATATCTCTGTTAATCTCAGCCCCTAGTTCTTTTTCTTCTAACATATTAACAAAATTAGATACTGATTGTACTTGATTACTAGATGGAAAAGAAACCAAGTCTAAATTATTGTCACTAATACTTACCTCATTAGAAAATCTTAGGGCAACCGGTAACCATTCGCACTGAAATTGTGTTCCTACTAAAGAAAAATTATTATCTAATGCTTTTGATAAAATATTCTGTATTTTCACATTATACCTTCTTGTCTTCTGTTTTTGTATTTTTTCTTTTTATATGTGTTCCTATCTTCTTTAACTTATAAAACTTAGTGTGCCCAGTAAAAGCGGAATCTGGTATACTTTTATGGGCTAAATAGCTAAAAGTTACAGAGAAGTTGTTTTCATTAACCATAATGTAAGAAGTATTGATCCTACCAATATATCTCTTACCTATTTTAACATAATCATTAGTTATTTTCCCATTAGCAATATCTATATATTTACCCGGTTCTAGATGAATAAAGTCTAAATCTGTATTTAGATATTTGCTGACTTTCTCTAAAGAAAATTGAGGAAATTCATCTACCTCTTTACTAGTCAGATTAAGATATGACTTAGAGAAAGATACATAATAATATCCCTCTTTTTCCCCCATAGCATTTAGCGAAGAGAACCTTTCTCTATCTGTTAATATTAGTGAAATAATATCACCTGCTTAAATTGAAACTATATGAATTAGTAACTTTATTTGGATCTCCCTGACCGCTTATTATAAAATTACATAATAATCCTTTTGCATCTTCATTACCTAATTTTTTTATAATATACTTAATATATTGAGATTTTTTGGTCATTTTATTTATATTTTCATTATTTCTCTCAGCGACTGCTTTAGCCATAACTTTAAGCTCTTTAGACCACATCATCATTAGAGCCATATATGAGCTATTCACGGGGTTATAGCTTGCTTGTCGGTAAATACCCCCAGCAACGTCTCCATCGTACTCTATATAGGTTATAACGCCCACAAATGGCAAATGTAGCTCATCTAGAATCTCCAGAACTTCATCAGTTAAAGACTCATGAATAACTACCCATACATAGTCGCATACTTTTATATAATCTCTAAGTTGTTTTCTTAATCTATACGTACTATCATGACCTGTTTTTATTTCAATACCAATCTCATGATTATAAGAATTAAAGACTAGACAATCTGCAATAGTATTACCAAAATAAATAGACTTTTCAAAATACACAATAGATTCTGTCTGGTCAGGAGAGACAAATAAATGTGGGTTATCTAAAATATACTGTTTTATCTTCGCTTCATATGCTAAATCTTCCATCTATTTTCGTCCTTCTCATCAGAAATTCTTTTAATATCCTCTAACGGGAAATATTCTTTCATCCAATGGATCTTGTTCAATCCAATAAACACCCCAGTATTCTCATTATGCTTATTATCCACAACATTACCAGAATCATTCATAATCAAGGTGTCGGGTAATCGTTCTTCAAACCCTAAAGTATATTTACCATCGAAGCTATCTATCCCATACTCAATATCTGCAATAAACAATGGCGGTTTAATTGCCTTTACTTTTTTAGGGTCTTTATTATTACTAACATCAATAAGACTATTAAGAAGCTTACCCAGCTTTCCTCTAGTATAGACAGGTTGACGTTTCTCAACCATTTTAAAATCCTTACCGTAAACCGGATTATTATTATTATCATAGTGGTCTAAACGCACATCATATACTGCAATAGTGTCCCCTTTAGAGTACATTTCTACAAAGTATTGTGGTTCCTTATTGATCCTAATAATACCTGTTTTATAAACATTATCTTCCAAAGCATTTTCCTCCTATTCATTAATAATATAAGAAAAGACCTATTTAAGGTCTTTTTTAGCATCTTCTTTAATTTTCTTATTAATATGATGCTTAATAATAAGCGTGTCTATACTACCATTAATAAAAGAAGATAATATATGAATAATAAAGTATCCAACTACTGATAAAAGAACAAATAGCAAGTATTTACCAATAGGAGCATAACTATTTGTAATTCCTGCAATGATATAATAACCAATTAAGCTTACTATAGTATTTACCAAAAACTCAGAAGTTAAGGTATACACAGTAGAATATCCTTCTGAATCATGCATAACATTAAAAATAATTAGGCATCGGATATACCAAACGGTGGCAATAGGAATATTAATAAGTAGAACATTTTCCAAAATTTCCAAATTATCCCTACTTTCTAAAGGAATACTGTCTTTAACTCGATAGAGTTTTTATCAAGAACTACCATTAGTTGACTAGCAACGGAATCTCCCATATTAAGCGTTTTAGAGTACATATCATAGCCTTTCATTGATCCAGAAATAGCTACCATAGATGCGTTGTTTTCTTCCTTAGATAAGAATGAATGATAATGCCCACCAAGTAGTAAATCAATCTTTTGATTACGCATATGCTTAGCAATATTGTCAGTAGCATTACGCTTAATAGTCTCTCCATGTGTACACATAATATGCTTACCCAAAACATCAAATTCCAAGTTATAGATATCATCACGATTATCTAAAATTTCTAGATTATTAAATACATCATTTTCCTTAAATAATAGGAGCTGTTCTAGAACTAATCGCATTGCCCCATCGCCATAAACAGCAGAATTTTTATTACCATCCGTTCTATCATGGTTACCTTGAACTAATCCAAAAGTAACCTTAAAGTGCTTAGTTAACTCCTTAATCTGCCAAACTAATAGTTTAATACCATTAGAAACCTGTTCAGAATAAGTAAATTCATCAAAGTATGCTTGATTAGTTGCCCGCATATTAATTCCTTCAATTAAGTCTCCTAAATGAATGAAATATACATGGGTAATTCCTAAGCTTTCACCATAGCTAATAGCAGACTCTGTATAAGATCTTACACGTTTCTTTAATATATCGAAATTATAAGTATTCCCTTTAATCTTATATGAATTTCCCACATGGTAATCACTACCAGTAATAATTAAAGACTTTTCTTCCTTTTTAGTCTTAACGATTGGAGGAAGATCAACTGCAATAGAATTTTCCTTAATATCCTGAGATAACTTGCTATAAACATCATCTAATCTATTTTGATATCTAGCTTCTTCTCGGGTTAATTGCTTATATTCACGAGAGTTATCCAAGCTACGTTGATGTGTTTTCATATAGGGGGTTAAAACATCATCCAAGTTATTCTCCATACTGTTATTAGGTGTATTCCCCTGAGCATTCTTTAAATCATCTAAAGAAATAACTCCATCAATCGTATTTGTAATAATATCTTTAAGATCTTCTTTTTCATTAATAACCTTTTGTGAAAAGACATAATCTTTTCTAGTCATCCGGTCAAACCCTAATTCATTAAGAACCTTATTAGCACTTGATAGCGTTACCTTACCCATAGCCTTCTGCAAGTATCCATAGATAACAGCAAGACGTTCATAGTTCCCATTTAAGTTTTCTTCTTTATAATTCATTAATTTAATCCTTCTTATCCAATAATTGTTTTATTGCTCTTTTAATATCTTTTACAGTACCATCAATAAAATAAACTGACTTATTTTCATTTATATAATAAGGAGAATCCTCACTATAGAAAAGTTTGTCGCTAATTCTTTTACAAGTTTCTGGAATAGTTGTGCTTACCATCACTTCAATGCTATTTTCTGCAACCGATAAATTGATTAAACTCATATTATTTCGCTTAGTAACTTCTTCTAAATATGGCACTAATTCGTTGTTATTATTGATTATAACACATCCGAATTCTTTGCTATAAATAGTATTTTCTTTGTTAATAAGTCGCTTAGCGGCTACCATATTAGAAGCGGTAATATATGATGAATAGGTTTTCCATTGTTCTAATCCTTTTTCATTCATAATAGGTAATCCAATACCATACTGCAATAAAGCCATTTGGTTTGTAATTCCTGAATTTTCCTTTTTATATTTAGATATTTCATAAACTTCTTCATCTGATAATTCCTTATTCTCATTAAGGTATATCAGCATGTCATTGAAAGCATCAGAATGATTATCATTTATTTCAGTAGAGTTATGCCAATTACTAAAATATTTAATTTCTGCAATATTATTAATGCTTTTCAAATCATCATTATAGCTATTCATAGGAAAATTGTTATATATAATTACAATGTCTCCTAGGCTAATAGTGTCCTTTATATTTTCAATTGATAATAAAAAATCTTTATAATTATACGACATAAATACATGAAATTTCTTATTTTTATATAGTACATTATTAAGTATTTCTAAGTCTAAGGACTTTATTCCTACAATAAAGTTCACATAATCACCTCATTTACTGTATTATATCATGTATGTAATTTTATGTAAAGAAAAAAGGCTAATTATATAGCCTTAATTCTTTTTCCTGTCTTATTCAATTCTAAAGCGTAAGCATAACCACATTTTCCCTTATCTAATCTATTTAGCAAGTTAGGCATATCCTTAAATATATCCTTATTTGCATAGTCATATTTATAAAATATACCATTATTACTAGAAGTAACTCCAGCATCATGCATAATAGAATACTTTCCTGAAGTCCAATCACTTAGTTTCCAGTCAATCCAGCAAAATTTAAGATTATCTGACACTTTCGGGGTAATGCCATGCTTTCCCATAACCCATAAAGTAGCCCACATTTCTGCACACCATTTTTGTATTGGATTATCAATATCTAGATTATACTTTTTATACCTTTTTAAATATCTAGGTTCAATGCTATCTAGGTATTTTTTTAATGCTATAGAAGAATCATATACATCCTTCCAATAGGTAGCAGATAAACCTGTCATAAGGTATTGTGCCCCAATAGAAGCATCATCGTGGCTAATAACCCACGATTCATCTAAACCTATACTGCTGGTCATCTCAGACAGCAAATTAGAGCCTTGGTAATTCTTGCTATTTATATATTCAATTCCTAAATAGGAATTACAATCTGATCCATACCAGTGGTGGCTATCTAAATCATCAGGAACTTCTATTTTTTTGCTTAGAATAATGTCAGAATCTGTATAGAAAAATACATCATCCTTTTTATCGGGAAAGAACTCAAAGAATTGCCACATTAACCACGGCTTTAGGGTAGCGGCATATTGTTTACCATCTTGTCCTCTTCTATCCTCAAACTCGAATAAATGAACTCCCGGAAAGTGATTAACAATATTCTGTGCATACTCTTCTTTTTTCTTCAAATTCAATATATAAATATTATCGGGAGAAACACCAATATCTATTAGATTTCTAACATAATTAAGTTCTTGCCAGTAAAATCTATACTCTTGGGGGTCACAGAAAATATAATTAACCTTCTTTTCCATATTGTCCCCCTATTATTATGGTTTAACTGTAGTTGGGGCTACCGTTGTGGGTGCCACTGTAGTTGGTTTAACTGTAGTTGGAGCTACCGTTGTTGGCTTAACTGTAGTACCCGAACTAGGATTTACTTTAGAAACAAGTTCGTCATCAATAAAGTTATCATGAGTTAGGAAGACATCATAGTTAGCATTAGCAAACTCATCAGCAATGAAAGCCAAGAAAGCTAATACAATATTATGTTCTACCTTATCTGGAGTAACTGTTTTATAGTTGCCGACACTCCCATTATATGGATCGATATGCGTATTAGTAGCAAAAAATAGAGTAGTCCCATCGTATCTAATAATAGGAGCATCCTTGTCTACCCATGCTAGCTTATCAAAGTCCCACTTTTGTTCAATTACATAATAGTTATTGCCCGACTTTTGGACTTTATAAATATAATTTCCTGCCCAAGTTCCAGTAAATCCATCATCTCTCGTTTTTGCTATTAAATACTTTCCATCTAAGGGGACTGCCTTTGCCCCAGTTAAATAATCATTTACATTAATACTTGTCATTAGATTTGCCTCTCTTTTATAATAGTAGTTTACTTTGTTCCCTCACTTATAATTTAGACAATAGAAAAAGGACACTAATCGTAGTGTCCTAATTTTTAATAATATATGTTGCTTATTCTATTATGCCTGTTTAACATTTATTGTAGTTTCATCAACGGTTGTTGGTTCTACTGTCGTGGGGGCTACTGTAGTTTCTTCAACAGTTGTTGGTTCCACTGTAGTTTCTTCAACAGTTGTTGGTTCCACTGTAGTTTCTTCAGCAGTCTTAGGGGATACTGTCGTAGGCTTAGTGTGCCCCTCAATAGATCCCAATAATCCTTCTAGTTCTTTACCAATTATAGATAAGAACTGGCCCTTCTTAGTAATTGGATTATCCCGCCAAGTTCCGTAGATACTTAATGCAAAGGAAACTAATAAAGTAACCCAAGTAGTGATATCTTCACTTGTTCCCGGAAATTTCCAACCAAACTTAGTAGTAACAAAAGTAATTACCCAAGAAATCAAAATAACGATATAGGGAATTGCCGCCTTATACTTACTAGGTAAATCAGTATCTACCGTAGTTTCTGTATTTCCTACTTTAATCGTTACTTTATCTGGAATATTTTCCGTCTGAGTACCCTTTAACTCTTCTTTTTCCACCTCAATAATGGCCTCCTCAATTAATGGTGATAAATCTTCTTTAACTGCTTCATTAGACTTTCTCAAAATAAACATCTCTATTCACTAGAATATCTATACATATAATCTACAACATATTTTTCCCCAACCTCTGGTCTATTCGAAGAGATCCATTTAATAATTCCTTTGCCCTCATATGAATAATCTACATCCTTAGTAAATACAGCATCATTTAAAGATACTTTAGTAATAGAAGTAACAGATGCCGTTGGCAAATAGTCTAGGTTGTCTTTCTTATGTGTGATCCTATCGGTTCTTTTCAAAGTTCCCGTACTATTAGCATAGGCATTATTAGAATAACTACCGAATAAACGCAAATGATTATCATAAATCTCTTCTGAAACTCTACCTTTAATATAGTCAAGACGTTCAGTATAATCCGATTTCTTTATACCAGGAAATGCTGATAGAACTCTATGATACATTTCCGTCTTAGTTAAATCTTCATTCTTACTCGTTAATAGATTAAAAATATATTTATCCATAGGAGTTTCAAGATCGCCTTCAACTAATTGAACAATCTGAACAACACTACTATTATCAACCGAAGGAGTAGTAGCCATAGCAGTTTCTATTCCGTTGCTTTCATAGGAAACACTCTCTCGTTGCCTATCTCTACTTCTACCATGAATATAAGATCCTAATACTCTTCTAGGCAATTTACTAGCTAAATAACCCGGTAGGTCAACTCCTCCATTAGGGTCATACTCCTTAATAAGTTTAATAAATTGCTCTGAAATATAACTATATAAATCTTCTTGGGCATACTTATTAGGGATTTCTCTGTTTTGAGAACCTTCAGCCCCCTGCATATAAGATTCCGATCCAATAGTATTGGTAAATAAATATTTATATCTAGCATAAGTGGAATCAATTAATGGTTTATATTTCTTTAGTAAGCTTTCAGAATCTCTTGGTAAATAGTTATTCATCGAAGACCTCATCTCTATATCTAACTTTAAGGGTATTTCCCTTGTTAGCATACATATCTGCGTAGTTAAGTGTATAGGGAATTCCATAATCAACCGTTTCACCTAAAGCAAATCTATTGCCAACATAGGTAATCCTAATAACATCAGAATGTGTATATTTCTGATCTCTATTTTCGACTAATACTTCTTTTTGTGAATCTTTATATTTATTTAACTTATCAATATATTGTTGAAAAGGTTCCACTTTATTTGCTAGAGGCATCAGACTTAGCCTCCTTAGCTTCTTTTTCCCTTAATAGCTTATCCTTATGAACTTGCTTATAGATTTTTTGAATATCTTTCATATCCGGCCAAGCGGTTACATTAACATTCTTATTATCTAATGGTGGAAAGTTTTCTGGAAAGTTTGCTAATAGAACAAATTCAAACAATTGTTTACGAATTCCTTTATAATTCTTTTTTAGTAAAAACAGGAAATCATTTTCTCGTTCCTTATATAGTTCCTCTCCAGTATTTGGATCAATCATAGTAACATATCCTCGATGAACCTTACTTAGAATATCCTGAGCAAAGCCTTCTTGAAATAAGTTATACTCATAATCAATACCATCTAGAACAAATGGAATAGGGTCTTTAGGATTACTTTCTAATTCTGGAACAAAACTAGGGTCCATTTCTTGATATTTTTCATTAGTAATTGTTGTAGTATTTCTAGGAGCACCGGCAAATATAGAGGTCTCCCTCTTTTGATGGGGCCGATTAACCTTAGACTTATCAATAACAACTCTAAGAATATGCCCTTCGTATTCTCTATCAGTACCAGTTCCTGCCCAGTATTTAGAACCTGCTCTTAATTCTATTCGTAGACTGTCGGCAAAGGATAACGCACGTCCACCCGGTCGGATAGTATCAACATCAAATTTTCCTTTCTTATTTTGATTATCTCTAACCTGATTAATAAATATAACTGCTACATTTGCATCTTTTACTTTAGCATTTAATTTAGTAACCATTCGGGTAACTGCTTTTGCTTTCATTCCCCGTTGACCTTCCTCGTCAGCATCTAAATCTAATTCACCTTTAGCAGGAATTCCTCCAATAGAATCCATAATAATTACAAGAGGTTCCTTACTACCAGTAAAGCTATCAATAACTTTTTCTAGACGTTGTGCGGCGAATTCAATCGTCATTTGTTCTCCTTCGTTGGGAGAAGCAACAAAAGTATTTGATGGATCTACACCAAGCTCTTCAAATCGAACTCTATCGGCAGTTCCTTCACCATCAATATAGAATGTTTTAACTCCAAGCAAAGAGCAAGCCTTAGTTAATTCAATCATAAAAGTAGACTTTCCTACTCCTTCTGGAGAATATACTTCTGAGATACGCTGTAAAGGAATTCCTCCACCCATAATCTTATCAATTTGTGGTAAAAATGTTGGTATGAAGTCGTCAACGTGTGCATAGTTACTATCAGATACTAAAGAAAACCCTAAATCTTTAGCTACTTTAATTTCTTCTGAACTTTTTGCCATACTACCATCCTTTTATTTTTACTTATTTTTATCCTATTTAATTATACCACACCCGATATAATCAGTAAAGCAAAAAGGAGACGTAATTGTCTCCCCCTTATTAATTATCTATTAAAATGGTAAATCGTCATCGGAAATATCAACAGAACTTCCAGTATCACTAAATGGATCTGGCATATCTGGGAACCCATTGTTATTAGATTGTGGTGCTGGTTGTTGTGGCGGTGGTTGGTGTGGTGCTGGTTGTTGTGGCGTGTCATCGAATGGTGATGAACTTGCTGTTGTTCCGGGAGTTACTTGGTTGCTTGGAGTTTCTACGGAATTTCCTTGCAATCCGTGCTGACTATTAAAATCATCAATAAATCTATTCATAAAATCTGGGTTAGCTTTATCAATAGGGGTGGCTAGATAATCTAAATCTTCTAGCTTAGTTTCCCATCCTTGTGGCAAAGGTGGCAACATATTTCCTGCATTTACTGACAAGTTATAATAATCAGAAGCTTTTGAAGCATTCTTATTAT